ATTCGGCTCCTGAACGCGCTCAATATGTCTGCGGATGCGGCGCTTATGGACAGCCTGGTATCCGCGCAGAGCGAGAAAGCCACCTACTTACAATACAAGCTGGCTGAACTGGCACCGGAGCAGCGTTTGTCAGCGCTCCGAGCGTTTGAACTAATCTTAAAATCCTTTCGTTAGATAGAGAGAACTCCCAGTTTTTACTGGGAGTTCTCTTGTTGTATTGAAATCAATCATTCCTGTTTTTCGGAAAAAGTAGTTCCATCGGCACTTCCAACGCCTTGGTAATAAAGTATAACTGGCGAACTCTTCAGGCGGTTCCTTGGTAAGCAGCTCCACAATCTTTTCCACCGGAATGCTGGTGCGGTTTGACAAATCATCCACAGACGTCCCCAGACGGCTAAAAGTTCCCGGAAAAATGGCTGTACAATAACGGAGGTTTACAGTCTCACCTTTAATGAAAATCGAAAGCATATTGCGGACAAAATGCAAGAGAGCTTTTTGGCCTTGAGGCAGAAGATGACGACAAGAAAGACGCAGAGGCTCGGCAACTTGTCTGCTTGTTGAAGGATAACCCGGAACTGAGCGCCATGTTCCTTTCAATGGCGCGGAAGATGGTCGCTCGCTGACACCGCATCCCACGGAGCCATGCACAGCGGCAAAAAGAAAGACCGCATTCCGAAAAAGGATGAGGTCCAGGAAACGGAAGTACGACCACAAACAGACGGCAAAAAATATTTCAGATTTTCTTCCCAACCAGTCACAAAAAAATCAGGGTTCATTCAGGCCGTTTTAACCCATACCAAGAAGCCATGTTTGTGATTTGTTTGTGGCGGTCCAAAATTGAAGAAAAATGGTGAGGTCAAAAAGGCATGAAAAAACCTCGCAGACCACAGTCTTACGAGGTTTTTCCGTGGAGCTGCTATCCAGATTCGAACTGGAGACCTCATCCTTACCAACTCTCCTGGCGCTGTTCTACCTTGTTGCAACTTATCAAAACTTATCGCAATAAATTCAGAAGTCATGCGGCTTTGCGAGATTTCCTTATTATATTTTATTGTTTGGCGTTATCTCTTTTTGTATGGGTTTATTTGATACCCGTATGGGTTTTGTATGGGTTTCTAAAAGCCCTGTTCCCCCACGAAAGATTAACTGCATTAGCGTTGTTTACTACCAGCAAGCAACGCGTTTGGACGCCCAAACGCAATTTGGTAGGGGTTACCCCCTACACCCCTATTTCTGTGATCGGTCTAAAGCGATCTATTTTGCAAGTTCTTTCGTGCGTCTGCTTTCGCTGCACGATAACCTTTTGCAAATCCATAGTTATAGGCCAACATAATGGCTTCAAAGGCTTGAGGATATAGGCCGATTAGCGCAGTCATCTCACCATAATTCATACTTCGCCGTGAGTTTCCTCTTTGGGTGGTATTTGTATGCTCAACATAGGTTTCCATTTTCTCAATAGTGGTCACCGCTGATTCCTCCTTCTTTTGGCCACAGAAGTGGCACTCTCTCGGCAACAATGAAGATGGCATTTCCTTGCTCATAACGATGGGATAAGCTGCTTTCACAAATGGTTCCTCCTAAAAGTATGATGTTGCTATTTTGTCCATTGGGAAAAGCGAATGCTACAGGCGGGTTGCTTCTCTCCTACGAGCTTTTCTGCATATCCACTTTTGCGGCTCGATACCCTTTTGCGCGGCCATACAGGAAAGCATATGTTATTGCCGCTCGGACATGACAGGCTTCGGCAAGCTCACTAACTTCACTCCAAGCCATACCAAAGTAACTTGTCTGTATTTTGGTGTTCTCAATATAACGCTCTATTTTTTCTACAACAGTCATCATTTACTGTCTCCTTTCTCTGATGATAAAATTGGTTACCCCGAAGTATGTAGAGAAGATGACTCTGGAGCAGAAGAGCTTTCTGCTGGCATTCCTAAAGACAACAGTTTCGCAAAATCAAGATACGCCTGTTGCTGCTCCGGCGTCAGTTGCCGAAACAGTTCTAAAATCTGAGTATCAAGGTTTGACAAAGTGAACCTTCCTTTCTATGCCACGATGAAACGTCGTGTGGTGGTCTGCCTGGTGAAAGCGGCAGCAATGTCCGGCATGGCCTTTTTCAGTGCCGCCGTATCCAGCCGGGAGGAGGTGACCGGTTTCCAGGTGATCTTGTATTCCCCGGCCCGGATTTCCTCAACGTCCCCCATGGCGGCTTTGATTTCGTCCTTCAGAGCTTCGGCCTCTGCCTGGGCTTCCTCAATAAGTGCCTGCATTTCTCGAATCTGCCGCGCCTTGGTTTCGATTTCTTTTACGCTCATAGTGTTTCCCCTTCCTTTTTTCGGGGAAACATGGTAGAATAGCCATGCAGCCCCTTTAGGTTGCGGCTCCCCATTCGCTTGACCGGCTAGGGGGGCCTTTCTTTTTCTCAGCGGCCCGGAAGCGGGTGCCAGGCGCTCAGGCTTTGGCTTCAACCCGCGAAGCTGGGCGTTTTTGGTTTATGCCCTCAACAGACTTTCCGGGGGTCACTCTCCCGCCGGGCTTGTATCTGGTGGCACCGGGAAACCGTCTGACCAGCCTTTGAAGGAAAGTGGCGGCTGGCTCTGTGCTGGTATCTCGCCTCTGGCTTCAACCGCAACGCCGCGTCCTTTCTCGGTTGCCCGATACTCAATTGTCTTTGGCTTTTCTTCCTTGACTGTGATTATACACGAATATGCGCCCATCATTTTGTGAGAAATATACATTGGTTTTCGTGTATAAAATGTGGTAGACTGTATAGCGTAAAGAACCACCGGTGAAAGTGTTTCGGAGGTGAATGACAACTATGCCAATCAAGTACAAGTTTGATATTCTGGAAGCCCTAAAGGAAAAGGGATATAGCACTTATAAAATTCGTAAAGAGAAACTGCTTGCTGAAAGTACAGTTCAAGCTTTGCGGCGAGGGGATATTGTTGCTATGGAGAATATCAGCCGGATCTGCTCCTTGCTGCAATGCCAGCCGGGAGACATTCTTGAATTTGCAGAGGAAACCAAGTAAACAAAATATTCCCGTTCCCGGTATGCGTTGGGAAACGGGGGCATACTAAAGAAAGGGTGATAGTATGGCATTACCAGTTGAGCAGGATCGTTACACTTTCGCAGAGTATCTCACATGGGAAGGAAATGAAAGGGCAGAGATTTTAGACGGTGTGCCGGTTATGATGGCGCCTCCCTCGCGGATCCACCAGAAAATCAGCGGCGAGATATTCCGACAGTTTGCAAACTTTCTGGACGGGAAAAAATGCGAGGTTTACGCTGCGCCCTTTGCGGTACGGCCTTTTGAAACGGAGACAGACCGCCCGGAAGACGTACAAACGGTTTTGGAACCGGACATTACGATCGTCTGCGACAAAAGCAAGCTGGATCAGCATGGATGCAAAGGCGCTCCCGATATGGTGATCGAGGTGTTGTCCCCCTCCACCCATCGGCATGACCGCTTTGTGAAGCTCAACCTGTACCAGCAGGCCGGAGTGAGAGAGTATTGGATCGTAAGCCCGGAAGAAAAAACGGTACAGGTTTTTTCCATGGTGAACGGTATCTTGCAGCCGCATGAGTTTTACAGCGCCGAGCAGACTGCGAAAGTCGGCGTGCTGGAGGGTTGCTTTATCGAATTGCCAAAGGTATTTGAGGAGTAGGCGTCGCTTTCTTGATCGCTATATCCTTTACTGACTGGCGTTTTCGATGGAACAGAGGGCAGAACGGGATGCCGTCACCCTTGTTGGAGATGTGGGAATATTAGTTACGATATGGCAGGCAACTTAGGGTGTCTGCCATATTTTCAAGGAAAGGGAATCATTGGATCACACCATAAGCTGCATTCCAGCGGCGGCAAAGTGGAGAAAGCACACAGAAAAGCCGTTGCAACGGCTTGTAGGGCGGTTATTTCCCCTCGGACGAGTGTTTACCCGTCTGCACGCTTAAAACGCCTTTAAGGGGCAAAAAGAGAGCAGGAGCTACCTTTCACGGCAGTTCCTGCTTTTTGATATTGCGTAGAAAGCGGTTTGGACCTCTATGCGCCCAGCGCCTCACGGCCTCCGGACTGTCGCCGCAGGGGAGAATTTTCGCGCGTGCAACTCCTTTATGAGAAACGCGTCCGTTTGGCGTCCTCCTCATATTCATTGAGAATATCCAGCATTATCTCCCTCAACCGCTCATCGTGACGGCTGAGCTGTTCTTCCAAATCACCGGCATCGCCGTTATTGGTGATTTGGTAGGTAACGTGCATTTCCACCTTTGAGCCTCCCACAAAGGATGGAGAAACCGAAATCTCATCCGCCGATTCCGGATTTCCAGCATACATTGCGGACACCTGCTGCATAAAGGTAGGTGAAAGCATAACAATTTGGGAGGCTTCCATGGCTTCCGTGGCGCTTTCAGCATATTCCCTCATGGCTTTTTGCATATCCGGGATAGTATTCTCCACACCCTCGATCAAGCCGTAGCCGGTCATCTCACCGGACCATTCCGTGACCTTGGAAGGAGAATGAATATCTAAGGCGCTGTTGATACCCATCGTCACCTGTTCCGCCATCATGGCGTAAGCGTTTCGCACATAAGCCTGCATTTCAGGGTCATTAGCTGCGTCAGTAAAGCCCTTAACCGTATTGTAACCGCTTTGCGCCGCCTGGTCATGGAGATCCATTTCTCCAATAGTTGCATTAAGCTCTGCCAGCAAGGCATCCATTTGCCCGGCGAAATCGGTCTGCATCTCCTCGACGGTCTTACTGAACTCATCCTTGCCCTCCTGAACTTTGGCGAAAGCGGCGTTCAGTTCGTCAACACTTCCGCTTCCAGCATTGACGATCTCCTGCAAATAGGCGGCGCTTTCCTGACTGCCATCTGAAAGAGCAGCGATCAGGCCTTCGTCAATGCCCATATCCATGGCAGCTTGTAAATTGGATTGATAGTCCGCAATATACTGTGCTTGGGAATCCAGAGCAGCAATCATGTCTGAAACAGAGGTCTCAATTTCCAAGGACACCTTATCAAACAGGCCAAAAGATCCGCTAATCCCATTGTAAGCGTCATCGTAGGCCGCTTGCGCTGCTTCTCCCAAAGCAGCAGCCTTCTCAGCATAGGAATTGAGGACGTCGTTCAATTCCTGGGAAGATGTACCCGCGTCCTGCATTTCTGTGTTGTAATCCGCCAGGGCCTGACTAAGATCCTTGATAGTTTGTTCATTTTCTTCGTAGGCTTTCCTAGCTTCTTCCTCATGGGCGGTCAAATCGTCAACCAAAGCCTGGGCCTCTCGCAGATCATCCGTATACCCGGCCTCAACTAAGCCCTGTCCAAACCCGGCCATACCACCTAGGGGAATCGCTTTGCTCTTTTGTTCGTCTGCTTCAGTCCTCACCTCAATGGCGTCGGCCAGCTCCTTTTCAGCGGCGATCCAGCATATCCTGATACTGGGCTTCATTCCGTTGCCTCTCGTACTCCGCTTCCGTAACCGCGATGATAGCATCGGCGGTCATATTCAGGGAATCGCCGTATTGATCATACGCCAGTCCTAAGTCGGGAACAGCCTAATTCAGCAAATTGACAACGCCTAAAATTTGCTCTTTCGTTCCGGCAGTTTTCTCCTCAATGCTCATGAGCCGCTGCAGTTCAGAGATGAGGCTGGTGGCGCTTTCCTCCTCATCGTTAACGGCGTCAAGCTTTTCCTTATGCGCCGCCACCATATCGGTATAAGCCTGCATGACCTCTTGGTATTCATCTTCAATTCCCTGTGCGGTTTGTCTGTTTTCCTCAAAAGCGGCAGTAGCTTCATCTACCCGCTCTTTGAGTTCAATGGCTTGCTCGGAGGTTTCGCCATAGGTTGCGCACACATCCGCATACTGTACTTTCAAATCCTCCAGCTCTGCATACTGCTCTCGGGAAACGGCAGAAAGCTCCTCCACATCCTCGGTAGTCTCGTTGAGAAGGAAAGCGGCAGCTGTAACTGCGGCGGAAATGGCTACAGTCGCCCCAGCAACAAGAAGGTTAAAGGAATTTGTTGCCAGATTAAAGGAGGTCGTTGCAGCCGTAGCTATTTTGGTAACCACAGTATATGCTCCTATCCCGGCAGTAAGCCCAGCAACACCAGCTGTGGTAATCCCCAACGCCTTTACGATCTCCGGGTTGTCTTGTACAAAACTTGCCGCTTCATCTGCCATACTGCCAGCGATTTCATAGGCCTCTCGCAATGACGGCGCAAATACTTCTCCCACTGCCACTTCCAGATTGTTGAAGGAATTTTCCATCATCACCATCTGGCTTTGCAAAGTGGCATAGCGTTTTTCCGCTTCCGCTTGCAGAGCCGTGTTGTCCTCCCAAGCCTGGGCGGCCAGAGAAACCGCATCGCCCATGCTATCCGCAGAAAGGGCAAGATTCTTCAGCATATTGCTCTGCCGAATACCAGAAAGGCCCAGCTCATCCAAAACCAGTACGGCGCTTTCGCCTTGCTCATCCAGCCTGCCCAGTCCTGTGACAAAATTCTGAATTACCTGCATGGCATCTGTTCCCCATGCCGCTGAGAAGTCCTCTGCGGACATTCCAGCAATTCTGGCAAATTCCTCAAGGGAATCTCCACCGGTTGCTACGGCCGTTTCGATCTGGTTCAGCGTTTGGGTCATCGCAGTACCACCCGCCTCTGCTTCAATACCCACAGAGGACATAGACGCTGCCAAAGCCATGATTTCCGCCTCAGTTAATCCGGCCAGTCTCCCGGCGGAAGCCAGTCGGGTACTCATTTCTGTGATTTCCCGCTCTGTTGTTGCAAAGTTATTTCCCAAGTCGACAATGACAGAGCCAAGCCGGCCATAATTAGCAGAAGACGTACCCGAGATATTTGCAAACCTCGCCAGCGATGTTGCCGCTTCCTCTGCGGTCATATTCGTAGCCGTCCCCATCATGGTCATTACTTCTGTGAAGTCGAGAATGGCGTCTTTTTGAATGCCCAGCTGCCCGGCTGCTTCGGCAACAGCAGCAAGTTCTGTTGTGCTTGATGGGATCTCTGTGGCCATCTTCTGAATGGCAGAGGACATCTCAGCAAGCTCCTCCTCAGTAAGGTCGGTGGTCTTTGCGACGCCGGTGATGGCCGATTCATATTCCATAGTGGCAGCCATGCACTCCTGAAATTCCTGGTCCATCTTTTGCAGAACAGCTGCAATGCCAACAGACATCAAAACATCCTGCACGGATCCCAGCGCGGAAGCGGTTGTATCGCCAAATTCTTTGGCGTTAGCGCCTCCAGCTTGAAAAGCGGAAGCAATTTCTTCCTGCTCTGCCTTCAGGGAATCATAAGCTTCTGTAAGTCTCCGGCTTTCGCTTGTCAGGCTGTCCGTGTCGATACCCGCTTCTTGAAGGGACGATTCCAACCGATCCAGCGCCCCTTCCTGCTTGCCAATGGCAGCAGTAGTTTTTTCGATTTGCTGCTGTTTGGACAATAGCCGGTTTTCGAGCGTGGCAGAAAATCCCTCCGTCTCGTTGATCTCCTGCTGGATATTGTCATACTGCTGCTGAAGCATTTCCAGTTTACTGCGGGTATCTAGTAATGCCTCTTGCTGCTTTTGGTGGGATGAAATATCATTCTGCAGCCGATTCAGAGCTTGAAGCTCATTCTGCATTTGGGCCAATTCCTGTTGTGCTGCTCTGAAAGCAGAAGAATACCCGCTTTCTAGTTTCGCATTCAACTCAAATTGCATTTCGTACTCTTTTTGTGCCATAGGTTACCTCCCGAAAATTTGCGCTCCTTTTCAGGTTTGGTTTCTTAAAAAGCGGTACACAAAGGCTTTTACTGCATGTTCGATGGCGCTGATGATGGTTGCAACCTCGCACCATGACAGGCAACGGTAAAATCGGAGCCGAAGGATCAAAAACAGATACTCGTCATCGGAAACGGAATCGATCAAAGCGGCAACCACTTTTTCCTTTTCCGCCAACTCCGCTTCCAGTCGTTCAATGACCTGTTCCATTTCCGTGATATTTATTGCCAAGCTGCCGGTCTTATCGCTAATCCCTGGCATGTGCGGCATACCGTCTATTACGGGGCTTGATGGTGAAGCCGCCGCTTTCATACAGGTTAATATCTCCTTGTCCCTCCACAGGCGTTCACGGAGAGGGAAACACTGGGAAAGCTCCTCCAACGTCAATGCTATCACCTCCATGGGAAGTATAGCACAGATTTTATTCATCTTGTATCTCCGGTATTTCTCCCCAGTTAAGGCGCCCGCGCACCCGTTCTTCATATTTTTGAGGGTCGTAGCGATACTGAGACAAATCTCGCATAATCGCATGGACCTCCTTGCGGATAAGCTCAGAAGCCTCGGCGGGCGTTTGTACGTCACACACATCCACCGCCAGTCTGCCAGGTAAAGCCATCAGCGCACCACGGATAGCATAGATGAGGTCGGTTGTCATGGCCTCGACATCCTCGGAGCGGTGCATTTTTCCTTCCAGCTCCGCCGCTTCCAGTTCTGCGATTTTGGCTTTTGATGCCTTGAGGGACACCTCCGCTTTGCGGCGATCACTATCCAGTTTTTTATCTTCTTTGGAAAGCGGTTCCTTGCAGAGAAAAGCAGCGTACCGCTGAACGGAATCACAAAGCTGATATTGGCCCCGGTTCACAGTCTCAATAATTCCGTCCTGCGCCAACTGTCGCACCCGGCGGGCCGTTACGCCCAACACTATTGCCAACTCCGTGCTGTTGACGGTTAAGTTTTCGTCGATTGTCATATTATCCTCCTTTGCTTAGGAAACGAAATGAGAAAAATTTCCCCCAGCTAACTGCATGGCTTTTGGGGTCGTCGAGTCCGCAACGATCCCGGAGGGTTCTTCCCAGTACCTTTTTCCGCTTTCACACCGGCCTGGATCTCCTATAAAGCTCGATCCAGTCTTCTAAGCTCATCGTAACAAGCCATGGTTCCCGATTGCGCCGGTGGAAAAGAGCAGGTTTGCCGTCCTGAAATTTCTTCGAATCCCTTACAGCCTGGGCAAAAGCGGCGAGAACATTCAGCCTTTCCACCCGCTTTACTTCCACGTGGATCCCCGGAACGCCTGTAACGTCCGGGGTGCTGCCATAGGAAACTGCTTGCCCAGGCTTTGCTGGGATACCGCGATTCTGCAGCAGTTGGGAAAGTTCCAGCTCTCCTGCTCGGCCTTTTCGCTGCTGAGATCTGCTCATGCTGTTCCTCCAGAAAAGATTTCTTCCAGCACATGCCTTTTACCCTGAGCCTTTCCCTCACGCCGGGATGCACCTTTGAAAGCAACAGGCGTACACATTTCCAGCACTCGGTCATAGATGCGCTTGTAAGTGATGTCTTTTGGGTTCTTCAGCTCATCAAGGGAAAGGTTTGTGGTCACGATCAGCGGCAAGCCAGATTTATACCGTTCATCTACAACCGTGTAAACTGTTTCCAATGCGTAACCGCTTTCTCTTTCTGTGCCCAAATCGTCAATAACTAAGAGGGGATAGTGCCTAAATTGGTCTATGATCTCCGCCTTATCGTATCCGGCATTGAGAATCCGAGGGAAAGATGTCATCATTACCGGAACTCTGCAATCTATCAAGGCGTTGGCAATACAAGCCGCGGCGTGAGTTTTGCCATTTCCCGGCGGCCCCCAAAAAAGCAGGCCTAGATTTTTGTCTTTAGCCTTTTGCCAATTTTTTGCATACCTTCTGCAACGCTCAATTTCAGGGGTATTCTCGGCAGAATCAAAACGGCAGCCGACAAGAGCCCTGTCCTGGATCCCTTCTGCCCGCAGGCGCTTGATGCGATCGATTCTGTTCCAATCATCGATACGCTGTTTCTCTGCCGCGATTTCTTCTTGACGGCACTTACAGATGCAGCCCACGATCTTTTCACCGCCGCTTGGCCATCTAACACGGATCTGTTTCGGGGAATGGCATTTACCGCAGTACAGAAGCCCGTCCTGTATGTAATCGCCGGGATCCTGCACAGCTGTTGCTTTTACTGCAATATCCTCAAGACATTGTCGAATACTCATAAGCTATCCTCCAATCCGCCGTAACTATACTCAAATTTTGCAGGGACAGCTTCAGCGGGCGAGAGTTCATCCTCCCATCGCTCTTGGTTGAGCCAAGTAGCTGGATGAGGAATGTATTGACCATGGTCCAGCTGCCATTGACTTGAGCCTTTTGCTGTTTCTACCGCCCGAATAATTTTTTCCGTCAGAGATTCTGTAGGTCTAATTTTTCCCCATGCTTTGCGAGCTGCGCCTTTTCCAACCTTTTTGGGGTATGCTTTCCAAAATTGCTCAAAATGCTCATCGACCTTTGATGATATATTCTTTTTATTACTTTTAGTTGAAGATGGAGATAATGATGAGGTTGGAGATAATGTTGATGTTGATGATGGTGACGGTACGTTAACAGCACGTTCAATGGAGGGCAACAAAGCGTTGACGGGCTGTTCTGATAAAAGCCATTCATCGTACTCCAGCCCTGTTTCCCCTTCCGCTTTGCATTTACGGCGATATGTCAGCCACAGGCCTCTGAGCCGCTTTTCTTCGTATCGTTTGCCATCTCGATCAATTCCATGGTGTATCAAGTGCCAGATAGCAGCTAAGTGGCCCTGCAATTCTGGCGTTACTCCATCCCGGGAATAGCAGAGAATAGCGGACAGTATTACCTTAGCATCTTCTGCATCAAGCTCTGTAATGGCCTGTAAGGTTTCATAGTAGAGCATGACGCCGGGCTTATTCTCCATCTTCTCCACCTCCTGCTGCATTCCTGCCAGTTAATTCCCGCAAGAGGTGCAAGTTGACACACGTCCGACGCCCAATTTTGAACACGAGGAAATTCTGGCACCACACTGACCTTACCGCTTCAGGAATGAGGATAGCCAATTTGTTATTGTTTTCCACGGCTCCCGCCTCTTTCCTCTACATGGTCACGGTCCAATTCGCTGGGGACTCCCAGTTTTTTCAACAGTGCCGGGACATTGACAAGATAGGTGGTGCCGCTCATGATGTGCGGAACAGTTCCATTTTTGCAGCCATTCCGCAGAAAATATTGGCTGAGGCCGGTTGTTTTGCAGGCTTGCGGGATTTTCTGGAAAGAAATCATGTATATTCCTCCTTTGCAATAATGTCCTCCATGGGTACATTTAAGGCAGTAGCCAGTTTCCAGACCGTCCGAGGTTCACAGGTTCCACGCCGAAGAATCGCGCTAATATTTTGTCGGCAGATACCGCTGCGCTCAGCTAACGCCGCTTTAGTGAGATTCTGCTCAGCAAGGAGAAGGTTGATTTTAAGCCTATTGATAGTCATGACTTCGTCTCCAAACGAAATATGGGTTACGTTCCATATGATAAACACTATTTTAGTTTTTGTCAATAGGGTTGTTGAAATTGTGTTTATAGCATGATATACTGTGCCCAGAGGTGGTTTTTGTGACAGTTACAGAAAGAATAGACGAGCTATTGAAAGTCCGTGGAATAAGTCGCCGTCAACTGGCTCTCTCAGCTAACATTCCGACATCATCCCTTCAAGCTGCAATGGCCAGAGGGAAAAACATGACTGTCGAAACGCTCCAAGCGATTTCTGATGCCTTAGAGGTTTCAGGATCTTTTTTGCTTGGGCAAACAAAAGATCCTTCTATCCGTCCATCGACAGCCGACGAGCTGGACTTTTCGGAACAAGCCATTCGAAACCTCATGTCAATGTATGGAGATCAAGCACGATTTTTTTCTGAACTACTCGAACAACAAGAATTCTTTTTTCTTCTTGCTCTTTGGCAGCAATATGTAAAAGGAATGAGTGTAAATTACGAAGTCTCCTATTCGGGTTCGGCAGAGTTTATTGCCATTTCCGACAGATTAAAAGAGCATGGATATCTTGCTGTCCCGGCTGATGATAGGGCGCAAGCCCTTTTTTCCGAAAGAATAACAAACGTTACTCACAAACTTCTTGATGATATGGCAGAAAGGCAGACGGCAGATTTGACCCAGTCAGCTGGAGATCAAAATGGCAAAGCCTAATGATGTTATAGGTGTGGTAAATAGCGAAAGAACACTATACCGCCGCTTTCGGCGGCAGAGAAAGGAAGGAAATCCATGAAAGTATATACCATCATTGGCGGGGTGAACGGCACTGGGAAAAGCAGCTTGACCGGCGTACTGCGCACGCAGACCACCGACATGGGAACGATCATTGACGTGGACAAGATACAGGCTCTAGGCCGCCTTTCAGCCATTGAGGGCGGCAGGGAAGCCCTGAGGCGTATAGGGGAATGTTTGGGGAAGGGCGTGAGCTTCACCCAGGAAACCACCCTTTCCGGCCACCGCACGGAAGTCACCGCTGCCAGGGCCAAAGAAAGCGGTTACTATATCCGCCTGTACTATGTGGGCCTGGATACCCCGGAGGAATGCCTTGCCCGTATCGAGAACCGGGTGAAACACGGGGGCCATGATATAGCAGACGATGACGTGCGCCGCCGCTTTGCTGGTCGCTGGGAAGCGGTTGCCAAGGTGCTGCCCTATTGTGATGAAGCCCGCTTTTTCGACAATGACAACGGCTTTGTGGAGGTCGCCGAATACCTTAACGGCGAGCTGCTCTTGAAGGGAGACCGCCGGCCGGCGTGGGTGCAGGAGCTGGCGGCGTATTTGGGAAGGAGTTGACAGCATGGCAGGGAGCTATCTGCTCGCACCTATGCCGTCATCGACTATATTTGGGATAAAAAATACTGTATGAGGAGAGAAAGATAAATGCCCAGCATTCGGGAAAAGACAACGAAAGCCGGCAAACGGTTCTATGAGATCCGGGTCAGCCGTGGGCGCGGCCAGTCCTACCTTACCACCCGTTGGTATGTCCCAGAGGGCTGGGGCCAAAAGGCCATAGACAGAGAGCTTGCCAAAGCCGCGGCTGAATTTGAGCGGAAATGCCATGCCGGAGAAATCATAAGCCGAGAGGAAAAGCGGGAAAGGGCAGCGGAAGCGGCGGCAGAGGCCGCTAAGATTCGGAACCTCCGCCAATATGCCGAAACAGTTTTCATGCCTGCAAAAACGGTCACCATTAGCGAGAATGGGCGAGCCTCCTATCAAGGGAATCTCGATCACTGGATTTACCCCGCTCTGGGCGATCTGAAAATGCCGGACATCACCCCAGCCAATATTTCCGCTCTACTGCTGTCTATGCAATCCCAGGGAAAAGCGGTTTCTACTGTCACCAAAACCTATACCATCCTCCACAGCCTTTTCAAAATGGCCTATATCAACGATGCCATTTCCAAGAACCCTATGGACAAGGTGGAGCATCCAAAAGCCCGCAAGGATGAAATACAGGGCAAAGGCGTGGAGGCGTTCACTGTAGAAGAAGTGCAGGACATTCTGGACGCTGTGGAGCAGGAACCACTGAAATGGAAAGTTTTTCTCCGCTTGCTCATTGACACCGGCGTGCGGCGTGGAGAGGCCTGCGCCCTCCGCTGGAAGGACATCGACTTTGAGGAAAACACCATCACCATAGCAGGGAATCTCTGCTACACAAAGGCAAAGGGTGTCTATTGGACCACGCCCAAGAATGGCCGTACCCGCACGATCGATGTTGATCCAGAAGTAACAGCACTCCTTCGGCAGCTTCGGTCTGAACAGGCCGAAAAAGCCATCAGCCAATGGGTGTTTTCTCAGGAGAACAGCCCGGAGCCGATGAACCCCCAAACGCCTACCCGCTATTTTCAGAAATTTGGGAAGCGGTACAACATCAAAGACTTTCACCCTCATAAGCTGCGGCACACATCTGCCAGCCTTGCCATCACCAACGGCGCCGATGTGGTATCGGTCAGCCAGCGGCTGGGGCATAGTGATCCTGCCGTCACCCTCCGAAAATACGCCCACGCCAATGAAGAAAGCATTCGCCGAGCTGGTCAGATCGTCCGGGACGTGCTGAAAAAGAAAGCGGCGGAGTAAAAGAAAAAAACCGGGTAAGGAAATCTCCTTTACCCGGTTCATTTTTGGGGGCCGTATGGGTTTTTGTATGGGTTTCTGCGTAACTGCTTTCCTTACAGAAAAAACAAGAAACCCAGCAAATCCACAGATTTACTGGGTTTTCTCGTGGAGCTGCTATCCAGATTCGAACTGGAGACCTCATCCTTACCAAGGATGCGCTCTACCGCCTGAGCCATAGCAGCATGGCGACCCGGAACGGGCTCGAACCGTCGACCTCTAGCGTGACAGGCTAGCGTTCTAACCAACTGAACTACCGGGCCATACGCTCAAACCACCCTGAGCGACGGTTAGAATTATACAATATTGTGTGAAAGTTGTCAAGCCTTTTATCACCAAGAAGTTTGAAAAATTTTTCAAATGTATGGTCGCGGCTTTTAATTATGATACACTATTGTTTTTGTGTGCTTCGAAATTTCAGGTATGAATTAGCAAAATTTATTCCCCAAGAATAAATTTCTGAAAAATGTTGACATCTACATTGCAAAATGGTAAAATGTTTAAGCATTAAAAAGTAATGTATATAGGGGTATAGCTCAGTTGGTAGAGCAGCGGTCTCCAAAACCGCGTGCCGAGGGTTCAAGTCCTTCTGCCCCTGCCACCAAAATGGCCCCCAAGATTGGCTCTAAACCGCCATTCTTGGGGGCTTCTTCTGTGCTTTTGTCTGTTGGACACGGTCTGAGTTTCCCTTATTGATGCTCCAAAATTGCTCCATTTTTCGCTTCCGTTTCGTTCTGCTGCTAACCTTTCCGTCTGGTACATCATCAAAAGAGCATCAAAAATTGAACCCGTCTGTGATCCCTTGCAGACGGGTCGTGTCTTTCTTGACGTAGTACATCTCTGTAATTTGGCTGGTACTGTGGCCTAATAAATCTGCCACCTGTCGGGGTGTCAGAGCTTTGATGGTACCATCTGGCTGTTTCACCCCATTCACCAGCCTTGTGGCAAAGGTGTGGCGGAGACTGTGCAGTCCTTTTAGCTCTATCCCAGTTGCTTTCAAAATGCGGTGGTAGCGCTTGCGGAAGTTTACCGGCCTTGTGTACTCCCCTTTCTCGTCGGCAACGAGGGGTGAATTTGGCCCAAAATACCTCTCGGCGTGTAAATCCTCTATCGCCCGGATTGCGGCCTCGTTCAGGGGCACACTGCGCTTACTGGTGGCCGTTTTGAGTTTGCCGACTTTGACTTCTCTCCCCGGCTCGGCAGCTAACCCATCTCTACGGGAAATTTCCTTTACTCCACGTTCCAGATGGATCACCTTGTTCTCAAGGTCGATGTCGCTGTTCAGTAATCCCAGCAGTTCCCCGGTCCTAAGCCCTGTGTTCAGCATGAGAATATAGGCGCTGGCCTGCTGGTATTTCCGCTTACCGTTGCTGAAAGTGCTGAACGCCTCGGTCTTGAACCTCTCCAGTTCTTCCTCAGAAAACACAGTCACAGTTTCGCTCTCTGGCAGATTCTTCTTTTCCTGAGCTGCCAGAAAATTGGCCTTTTTCATCATGGGAACGCTGAGCATGGGATTCTTCACGATGACTTCCTGCTGAGTCAGATAGCGGAAAAACTCGTTGAGCAGGACGTGAGCCTTCTTCATGGTGGTGTAGGCATAACCTTCGTTCATCCAGTGGTTGAGGACTTCCTTGAGATCGGCGGCAGTGATGTCACCTACCGGCTTGTCCCCTATTAATGGGTAAATTTGGTGTTCTGCTGTACACTCACAGCGGTCGTATGTGGTTCTCTCTACCGAGGGGAATTTAAATACCTGTAACCAGTGAGTCATGCTTTCTTTCAGCGTCTTTCGAGATTGGTCTGACTCGACTATCTCTGCGTTGAAGTTTGCGATGTAGTCTGTCATCTTCTGGTTGACTTCAGTTTTTGTTGTGCCAGAGAAGGATTTTCGCTTTCTCTCGCCCTGCTCGTCCATGTACCAGACCACGCCGCCCCAGCGGTTATCAGTGCGCTTAAAGGCG